GCCGGTTTGTCACTATATGGTTCAATGCCATTGTTTAGGGAGTTTTATAAATTCTTCCAACGCAATGGTCTTAGAGGCAAGATGTCCCATCCCACTACGTCTTGGTGGGTTAGGCATCTTGCCACAGGGCTGGATTATTCGAGTTCCAACATTTCGGATAAGACCAGACTTTCTTTCCATGAGGCGTTTGGAGTTCCACCTCATGTCCAGTTTTTACTCGAAGAACACCTGTCACAGTTGAGGCTAGAGAGTGGTTGCAGCACCTCAAACTTCATGGATATTATATTGGGTTGCTAATGGTAATGGCCCAAAACGGATATCGTGCTAAACAAAATGCCAAGAGACTGCACGGCGCCCCCTGATACAGGTTCATTAGTGATGTACAGTCCCGGGCGGTCATCCGGTATCCAATACTATGACTAAAAATAAGAAGTTGGTGGTTTATCAATCACCAGCACGAAGAACAACTGCAAGAACTAAGAAGAGAAGCATCCCAGCACCAGGAGGAAACCGCGTCGCGGAGCTCGAACGACAACTCTCTGCGATGTCGGCTAAATATGGTCCTGGGTCGAACGATAGATACGTTGGATCGCTATTACGTAAGGCTGGCAATTACGCTGGCTCTTTTGTTACTGGCGGGGCTATTCCTGAAATCTTCGGGAGTGGCTCCTACCATATGAAACAAAATGTGTTGTGGGATTCCAATAGTCAGGTTCCAATGATGGGTGGCACAGGCAACTCCTTAAATATAAGGCATCGTGAATTTGTCACCACAATTGGTTCAAACCAAGGCACCACTACTTTCACTATCAACCCCGGTAACGGAACAGTGTTCCGTTGGTTGGCGGCTGTCGCCTCAAATTTTGAGGAGTACAGTCTCAAGGGGTTGATTTTTGAGTTTAAGTCTACTTCTGCTACTGCCATTGTTAGCGGTACTAACACTGCCATGGGCACTGTCAGTATGGCGTTTCAATATAGGGCTGATTCTTTACCACCAGTGTCACGTCAAGCACTCCTTAGTGAGATGTGGGCGGTTGACACCATTTGTTCAGGTAATTGTATCATGCCGGTTGAATGTTCCCCTAGAGAGAATCCATTGTCTAGGTTATACATTCGTTCATTTCCTGACAACATCCCTGCTGGGTCAGATATTAAAACATTTGACCTTGGCAGGCTTAGTGTTAGGTCTGATGGGCAGCAGAATGGACAAAGTAATGTTCTTGGCGAACTCTGGGTGTCTTATGACATACAGTTGTTCAAACCAACATTGGTTCCAGGCCTCATTGGTGTCCCGTTGCACTTGCACATTGGTATAGGCAATGATTATACCAATGCTAGGCCGCTTGGTCAGGCAACCACAACGTTGGCTCCTGACCAAGAGGGCTGGGCGGTGGACAACGTAGGACTTATTATCACTTTACCCAATGCTGCTGCTACTTATAGAGTAACATTTGCATGGTTCGGCAATTCGACCGCTAGTCTTGTACCACCAGTTGTTGTTGGTACATCTACTAGGTGTCAAGTTGGCGTGATTGCCTGGAGTGCAAACACTGCCAGTAATTCTACGGCTAAATGTCTTATGGGCGCTGCTATAGTTAATACTGCTGCGGGTCTTACAGCTCCAGGTTTGGGTATAGGCGCTAGTGGCACACTCCCCACCGGGGGTGCGCCAGGCGGCGGAATCGACTTTGACCAAATCAACTTTGGGGGCGTTACAAATGAACTTGGTGTTACCGAGGCCATTAACGTTACCCAGTTTGCTGTTGGGTTGCTTCCCCCTTAATCTTAGTTCCCCTCAACAACACACTGTTGTGGTGTGTTCGGGATGCGACCCCGGGGGTGTGAGCGAGTACAAATCCACAACATAAAAATGGCTGAACCTAAGTGTCGTAGGTGCCATAACAAAAATACTAATAAGCCAATGATCCTAGGCCAGGTGAGGCACAAATACAAAAATATGTTTTGTTTTATTGGGGTGAAAGTGTCACTACTTTCTTTTGTCGGC